CATAGCTCAAGCGGCAAGCCGTTTGGCTCTGCTCTCGCTGCTCCATCGGTTCTCAGGGTCGGCCAGCACGTCCTTGTCGCTCACCGAACCGGCGCACTGAGGATAGATGCTCACCAGCGCACCACCGTCGGCCTCCAACTGGATGCGGTGTCTGGTTGGCGGTAGGTTTGAACTCGCGAATGCGATACTTTACTTTTGCCATTTCTTATCCGTTTTAAAGGGTTTAACCACGAATTACACGAATTACACGAATTATTGATTATTTGAGGATAAGTTTAGGAATATCCTCGTTTTCCTTCTGGTATCTGAGGAACTTCGGAGTCGTTCCGCTGATGTAGTGGTTCCATGACTTCACGATGTACACCCACAGCGTTTCGGCTTCGAGCTTCTGTCCCGATATTGCCGCCTTGGTGATGCTCTTGCGGAGCATGTCAGCCACGGGGACATCTGTTGTGTCAAGTGAGAAAAGAGCCTCGAAGAACGGCAGCACCTCTTCTTCCTTATAGCCTCCCGTATGGGTGAGGTAGTAGTAGAGACCGCCAGCCCATGAGCCGTTGAGAATGCGACAGCGTGAAAGCAGTCTCACGATGATGACCGCCACGGCATTGAAGCCATCAGCATCCTGCCTGTACGTGTCGTACATTTCGGCATTGGTGCGCTTCAGTCCGTTCTCACGGATGCCGCGATTGTTGGCAACGAGGCGACCGTTCTTCTTCAGCTGCTCATTGGCCGAGACGATAGCACCTACCATGTTGTAGTGCTTCACGTCTTGCATGGCGAGTAACTGACCGACGGTGCGGTGTCTGCCGTTGTCGTAGGTCGTGAAAGCGTCGGGTGATGCTCCACGACATACGTCGAAGCGGACGGGAACACCTGCCTCAATGACAGCCATCAGTCGGGTGTGTCCGTCAATGAGGTGGCCTTCGTTGTCGAAGATGATACACATGCCGTTCAATAGCCATTTGCCTTTCTTCATCGTGTCGGCATAGCTGTGAACGGTCACTTTGCTTTCAGGGCGATTGCCCCTACTTGTGGCGAGGTATTGTTGAGCCTTCGCCGGAGTGATGTTTTCTGTAACGTATTGCATACGATTAAAAAAATTGAAGTTAATAATGTGTCGGGCTCGCACCGACATTTGCATTCAGTCTCAATTCGTGTATATTCGTGTAAATTCGTGGTAATTCGTGTTCAAAACGAAGAGAGCCGACACCCGTCAGCCCTCTTACATCTTACATCTTACATCTTACATCCCGAAGGTCACCTTCTTGGCCAGCTCCTTGTTGGTGATGATGTTCTTGCGTCCCTTCGGTAGCAAGCGTCACCCTATCGGGATGCCGAGCGGTCAACTACTGCCTCTGCAAAGACAGAGTGTCCGCCAGTCTGGTTGGCGGTAGACTCGAACTCGCGAATGCGATACTTTACTTTTGCCATTTTTTATCCGTTTTTATGGGTTTAACTTTTTTGATGTCTGATGTCTTATTTGATTTTGCCGAGTGCCTTAGTCCATTTGTCAGAACCTCCGAGCACCGACTTGGCTACTGCGTCAGAGTAGAACTCAGCAGGGCTTTTCTTTGAGTAACTTCCCCAACCCTTTGTCGATTTTGAAGAAGTGAAAGCCTGAAAAACTGCGTTGACTTGCGATTTTCCCGACGCGCTCAGTTTATCGTAGTAGCCGTGTCCGAACTCATGCACGAAAGTTTTTAAGGCAGGTTTCTTGGTGTCAGTCATCTTGCCTTTGGCGATTTGGTCTTTCATAATGCCCTCGGCATGTTTGTAACCATGTCCCCAATATCTTCCATTCAGATAAACACCTCCACCAGTATGAACACCGAACTCGAATCCAGAGCCACCGAGTTTTTGTAGTTCCTTTGAAGACACAATCTTCACTTCATTACCGCCAGGAAGACCGCCCATTTCTTTGTGCATCTTCTCGACAGCTGCTTTCATTTCTGCTTTTAGTTGCGGGTCTTTGATGTTCTTGTCGATTGAAGCCATTGTCTTTTCATAATCCTTCTTTCGGAATCCTTCAAACAATGGATGTCCTGCTCCAATAGCATCACGGGCGAAGTCGAATCCTCCACCTGCGCCCCCTGCCGCTCCTCTTGTGCCTCCAGAACCTTTTGCCATATCTATTCAATTTTATCTTGTGAAAAATCATCAATACGGCTGGCAAGCATCTCGTCGAGCGTCGGCAGTTCCTTGAGTGCCGGATTCAGTTCGATGGCTGAAATCTCCTGCCCGAAGAAGGCTATCGACTCTTTCATCTTCTCGAACGACTTCGCCTTGTGGACGCACGACACGACGGGAGTGACATATACCAGTCTATTAATCCGGCAAAACTCTTGTACGGGTTTACCGCCGCCGTAAACGACGAAGGTCAGCGGATTGCCGTCAGCCCATTGCCGTGCCATTTCCAACTCGAAAGCGGTCTGATTGATGCGGTCTTGGTAGCCACGGGTGCAATACGACGACCACCCACGCGGCACACCGAGCATGTTCACCTTGTAGTATTTCGGTGCCACGTTCAAGTCAACGAATACCTTGATGCCTTTCTCCTGACAGGCACGGGCAAGGAATCGCTTCTTGTAGATGTGCTGAAGCCCGAAGGCAATGGGCGTGTCGTTGAACAGCGAGAAGTTGGGCTCCACGATGTTCGCAGGGTTGTGCTGAAGGATGCGGTCTGGATGCTCGTAGATGGCACGGAATCGGTAGTCGTCCGTGTAGAAGTGGAGTGTCCCCGTGCCTTGCATGTCGTATGTCCGTCGCTGTTCACCGAAGCACACAAAGGGAATCTGCACCGCCTTGGCTTGCATGTCCTCGCGTAGTGTAGGCACCTCCAGTATGTTGTCCGATGGAAATAACTGGTCTTCAATCTCAGTCTGTTCAATGTATTGCATAATTCGTTCAATTCGTGTTCAAACAAAAAAGCGAAGAGCGGAAGCAAATTCTTCACTCTTCACTCTTCACTTTTCACTTGCCGCAGGCACTATCCCTCCAGCTCGCCACCCTGCGTACCGCCGCCGTTGTTGCCGCCCGTCTGGGTGTTGTCATCGTCGGTCACGGTGTTCTCGTCGGTCTCTGCCTCCGTAGTCCATGAGAGCTGAGCACCCTTCACGGCAGCAGCGATGTCGTCGCCTGCCTTGTAGTTCACTTTGGGCTTCATGTCGGCCAGCTGGAGGTTGTCGGCGTTCTCGTCCCACTTGCCATTCACGGCGGGGTAGAGCTTGCCAAGCACCCCGAGGTCAACGATGTAACCCTGCTTGATGCTGTCGGCAATGCCGTCAATCATCATCTTGCAAGCCAGCTCTGCCTCGCGGTAGTCGAGGGTGCTGCCGTGCGTCGAAGACTTCACGATGTCCTCAAACGACTTGGTGCCGTTGGTGATTACTCGGCCATAGTAGCCCTCTTTGGTAACTCCCTCCACCTTGCGCTTCAGGAGCGTCTTTTTGATTTTCAGTTTCAGTGCCATACGCTGGTAAAATTTATATGTTAGTACTATGTAAAATATCCGTCATTAGGTAACAACTTGCAAACTATTAGGTAACAGTTGCCGAGTTGTTAGGTAACGGTTCATATATCGGTTGAACCGAGGGAGCAGCGAGAGCCATGAGTGCTTGCACTCTGATGGCCGAGTCGCGTCCGAGGTCGCGCCGTCACTATACGGCGCAAATCGTGTCGGGGGTTTACCGAGCGATGGCTGAGGGATGAGGGATGGGGTCAGAAGAGCGTCAGCTGTGCCTGCTCAGCCTTGATGCGTCGCACGGCCTTGTCGAAGTATTCCTTTGAGAGTTCAAAGCCGATGAAGTGCCGACGCTCCTTGATGCAAGCGATGGCGGTCGTGCCGCTGCCCATGAAGGGGTCAACGATGGTGTATTCGGGGTCGATGATTCCGACGACACGCTGCATGACCTCGACAGGCATTTGGCAGGGATGCGTCACGCCGTGCTTTTCCTTGCTGACGTTCTTCACTTGGTTAATCTCCCACCAGTCGTAAAGCATACCGCCCTCGTGACCTTCTGCGATGCGCTTTGCAATCCGCTTGTCGGTCGGGTTCTTGTAGGGTTGGTGCATCAGCGAGAAGTCGGGCTTGATACCGAAGTAGGCAATGTCACGATGTTGGCGCGGAGTGTTGGAGTTATACACCCACGATGCGACACGCTCAGGGAACTGCCCTATCTGGAAGGCGAACTTGTAGAGTGCTTCTGGGTAGTGAATCATTACGACGGGGTAGCCCTTCGTTATCTGCTCCAGCCATTCGAAGTATTCATCCTCGCTTTTGTTGTCCTTGTATTCGTTGTAGTGATAGCCCACGTTGAAGGGTGGGTCGGTCACGATGCAATACTTGTGGCCTGTCGGTAATTCCGACATACCTTCTAAGCAATCGCAGTTGTAGATGTTGTCAAGTTCTATCATAGTCATATTTTCGCTTCTTGAAAACGTTTACTTTCGGCTTCATCTCCGTATAGGAATGTGCAAAGTTTCGGGTTCTCTTCTTCGGCCATTGACCAGAACTCGCAGCACTTGTCAAGTAGTGCGCACCTGTCACACCTCGTTATGTCGGAATCTTCCACAAGTTCATAGGTGTGTAAGTCGATAACCATTCCGTTCTCCATAAATTCTCCAATTCTCAAATTCTTGATAAAAAGAAGAGAAGCACCATTGCTGATGCTTCCCGTGGTCGCCAGTATGCAAGG